ATTCTTGGATGTTGTGGTATCATGACCCCGAAAATAAGGATTATTCCCTTGAAAGTTACGTCAGGATAGCTGATGTTTCAACTCCTCAGCAATTTTGGACGGTTGTGGATTCGATATCAAAGGAAGCCTGGGAATCCGGTATGTTCTTCTTTATGCGACGGGGTTTCAAGCCTCTATGGGATTCGCCCGAGAATGAATCGGGTGGTTCCTGGTCTAAGAAAGTTGAAGCTTACATGGGTTACGACACCTTCGTAGATATGATGGTACACTGTGTAACAAATGAAATAATCCCCAGCAGCCCGGAAACGGTTGCGGGTATTACACTATCACCCAAGGGCGCATTCTCTATCATTAAGATTTGGAATACGACCACACTGGCGTCTGCTCGCACGATACTCAACCCCAGTATGAAGGGATTTAAAATTACAGACGATGTTACGTATACTGCCCATAAATCTCGTCCTAAGTAGAAGTAATGTCTATTCGTGGAATGATTACTGATAACTTAGAGTCGTTCTTTAGGTTTGCATACAAATGGATAACCGATAAAGATGAGGTTTTGGGGGAAATTGTCTATATGTTACATCTGTTTGGATTTTGGACACTGGTTGTACTGGTAATAATATCGCATACAGTATATCCTGTTTTTTGGTTTCAATTTATCATATTTTCATTTCTTTGCATGGTTTGGATACAACACATGGTCCTGAGAACATGTGTATTAACGTCTATTGAGAGCAAACTGTTAGGCCCAAATGGTCATAATATGATTGATTCTCTACTGAATATATTCAGAATACCGATTCAAAAAGAAACACGCATGGGGGTCACACTTATGCTGAGCACCGCAGGTGTATTGTTTTTGGGACTAGAATTATCAGCAAGAACTGTATTATATGGTAGAAGCATGCTGGGAGCGTCTACTTGGATTTAAGCTGAGCAGGGCATGAGGGCTAGCTGAACGCAGCCCAAGTTGGCTACTACGTATTTAATAAGAATGAACCAGTCGTTTTTCATATGAATTTCTAAATTGTTACACAGGTTCGTACACTTCGTAAACAGAACCAAATGGGGCAGTGAAAATGTTCCGGTTACAATTTCGTCTGCTCCCTTCTTCTGGATACTAAACTCGTTCTCACTATCTCCCATTACGGTTGTGCGTGACGCAAAATGTCCCTTACACCCGAAAGTCAGTGAAGGACCCACGTTCTTAATTTCAACCGTCTTGGCCCCCAGCAGGGTCATATCGCGACAAATCTTCTGAAAGTCCAAAGAAGGCATCGTAATGTGTGCTGAAAAGTCAACTTCGGGCAGCTGTAGGTCGGGTTCGTCACGGTCAAGCAGGTTCAACTTATACCGGGTAACCTGCTTCTTATCGCCATCTTCCAGCAGGATACCGAGTGTGTTTGAATCATTTTGTTCAATATAAAACGTGATAGTATCGTCGTTGGTTGCGGTCTTGATGATACGGTAAATGTGGTCAGTATTGATACCAATCACCAGCTTACCGGACGTATGCTTGTATGAAAAATGCTCAAATTTATCCGCATACAGACGAAGGTGAACGAGAACCGTGCGAGTATTGTCCATAGCAACCATGCGAATACCTTCCGAATCAAAAATGAGACTCATCTCAACCAGAATACACTTGAGCGCCTCTACTAGTGTGCGAATGGCTCCAGTTTGGACTGTCTTCGCCTCCACTATATAATCCGCCATTTATTGTGTTATGAACCATTCGTTTAAAATACTTACGCGCGCCGTTTCATCGTCGCACTCTTCTTGCGAGATACGATACGACCCGCCTTGTTGTACTTCAGGGACTTCTTAGTGAGACCGCCCTTCGTCTTCTCCGCTGTACCGTGCATAACCTGTGCTCGCGAGCCAACTTTGAGAGTCTTTGTCGGCATTTATTATGTATGTATAATTTTTGATTTCCAATACGCGAGTGTTAGTTTTTCGTAATTAAAAGTTTTATTTTTGAATTCATCTACCTTCCGCTTCATATTTTCAAGGGTTACTTCATTCCAGTTGTGAACTATCCAAACGGGTAGCTCATCAAATAACGGGTCAATCCCACTTGACTTCACAATGGGAATACAACCCAACGCAAGTGCCTCCCAGGTGCGATGGCAGTCAAGTCCGTTCCCATGAGGTGATACAACAAACGCATGTTTAACCATATTTTTCCAGCAAATATCACGCGTTACTTTTGTGGGTTCATAAAATACCAAGTCTTTTGAAATAGTATTCAGAGCGTCCGGTCGGTCAGTCTTGCCATATCCCATACTCATAGCAAAATGAAAGTTCGCATAGCCTTTCACTTCTCTATCCCAAAACGGTCTTGAATTATCTTTTATTTGCAATAGTTCGCGTTCTTGTAGAACTGCGGGTTTCCGGGGACCCCATCCAAACGGATGCGGAACATTCGAAATGGCCGAGTTTGATAATATTTTCAGCCGAGGTGGGTTAATATGTAACGAATGATAATCTAGTCCAATCGGTATACGCGTTACCTTTGCATGGGTTCCTACCCAATTTTGAGAGAACCAATGAATTAAGTATTGATTATTCAAAATAGTGTAAGATTCAGTTTGAAAATCGTTTGGTAATGTACAATCTGAGTTGTTTGTCATAAGTTTGAATCTTGTCTTAATCGTTGGAAGTATAATACTTACAAATTTAGGAAGAGCCTGTGGACATACGTGAAGAATAGACCCCGCAACTAAATTCGAGTATACGTTATTATCAAAATTATCGTAGTCGGGGATTGGTGGCGACCGGTGTGTCGCAACTTTTAGAAGCGCGAATGAGCCGACATAGTTACAAACAGTTTCATCCATTACTTGGTTCTCCAGATAAATTTAGACTGTTTTAAACCATAATCGTCTTTCCATGTAGACGGTCTATCTATTTTGTGTACATTCGGCGGTTCCGCCCAATATACGTTTAAATTCAATTTTTCACACAAAAAGTTATAATGATGGTCAGATGCCACATGAAATGGTAGGAATGTATCATATAACTGTTTTGCTGCTTTCCGATTTAAAAAGATGAAATGTGCGCCTTTTGAAACACCTCGTTTCTCGTCTCTTATTTCCATCCTACCATCACTATATATATATTTAACTAACTGACGTACGCCATATGGTTGCTTATATATAGATATATCTGGCGTTATATTCGCATTAGCCTTTAAACCGCCGAAGTCACTATCAAATAAACAATCCCAATCGGCTGGTAAGTCTTTCAGGTACCGTTCTAATGCGTTAGGTACATTATTACGAAATTCAATATTATCTTCCATAATAATCGCATATTCGTAACCCTTTTCAACTATATCCTTTAGTGCCAGATAATGTTTATATGTACACGAAATCACTCCTTTTGGAATATTTTTGTCGGTACATACATCGGGTATCAGGTCGTTCTTATTTGGATAAGTAATCCACGTTACAGCTGATTCTGGAATACTATAGGTTTTAAACTGATTTTCCATAAACGGTTTTCTAGTTGGGTCGATTCCATGAATTAAGTAATAATGTAAGTTATGAGTCATCTGTTAATTTATATGTAAATATTAAATGTATTCGCGTTTTACGAAGAACGTCCCAAAAGACGGACGCATTACGTTTATAATTCCAACAATTGGACGAGATACGCTGAGCCGAACTCTTGAATCTTTAATAGCACAAACGCAGCCCGATTGGAATGCGATTGTGGTATTTGACGGAATTTCTCCAACCATCGGTATCCCAGATGCTCGTATCAGCTTCATGGAAATTTCAAAGAAGGGAAATGCATGTTTCGTAAGAAATGAAGGTATTAAAGTTGCGACAACCGAGTGGATTGGGTTCGTAGATGACGACGATGTACTAACTCCTGATTACGTCGAATGTTTTAATCGAGAGAAACATGATGTCGATGTTATTATCTTCCGAATGAAAAATACAGACGGAACAATAATTCCCGTACCAGGTGATACAGATTTTAAATTTGGGGAAGTTGGAATTTCGTTCTGCTATAAAAGAAATCTCGCTATAAATCGAAAACTATTATTCGAGAATATAAAAGGGTATATCCCAGGAGTTGGCGAGGATTGGGGATTATTGGATAGATTGAGGAATAATAGGTATAAAATTAGAATTTCAGAAAATATTACCTACCTTGTAAGACCAGAACAAACATATATTAAAAAATAAATTAAGTTCTATTAAACGTTGATATTATTATTAGTTCAGAAACGTACTACCCTTGTAGTGATTATAAATTTCAAAACGAGGAAACGGGAACAATAGATTCCCACCAGACTTCAAGTAAACGTGTTCCCTCTTAATGATATCGTTGCGAAAATGCCAGGGTAAAACTAGTAGTGCTTCTGGAGGAGAGGCACGCATTTGATCCTCACCGATAATTTCTATTCCTGTAGAAGTCATCTTTCCTATCTTGTCTAGGTTGCGCTCTACAGCATACCGAATATGTTTATCTGTTATATTTGCATACTGTAGTAAACAATTTCCTTTTGTAGATGCTCCATAAATGTATGTGTTCGGGTGTTTCTCTAGATACATCTTTAACTTTGATATTTCATGGTCACAACTATCTATAAATTTTTTGTATGTCGCAGTATCATCCAGTCCATACTCCTTTTCTAAAGTTAAATACGTTTGAATTACATCGTGACATTCTGTATATTTAGCAGAAGATGCCTTTGCGACGTATATTCTGAAACTTCCACCATTGCAATCGTTCTTCGAAACGTCTATTATTTTAAAACCAGCAATATCCATTATGAGTTTGATTTGGCGGAGAGAATAGTATTCTATGTGCTCATGGCATATAGTGTCTATACTTCTTCGCTGAAGCATTGTTAGAATGTAGCTTTGTTCGAGACTCCATACGCCATCATCCTCAAGGATATCAAATACGTCCTTTGCAAATTGAACGGGGTCCGGTAGATCATAAAACATCGATATCGACGACACAACCTTGTATTTGTTCCCGAGGGGCTGAATGTTTTCTTTCGTGAAATAATCCGGTACAAGATCGATTCCGTGATAATACTTTGAAAACTGCTTTCCAGTAGGGTCACATCCTACTCTCTTAAGACTCGAAGGGTAAAAAGATAAGAACGTAGAATCGTTACTTCCGATGTCGAGAACACAATCTCCAGGTGTTAAATCCACTTTGCTCTGTATCTCAGAGTTATATGCTTCAAGATGTTCTTTCATCATCCCATTTAGTCCAGATCGGTAACCATACATATGCTCGTATAGTTCAGACTGGTCAACAATATCTCGGAGTTGAACAAGTCCACATGAACTGCACTGCGAAAGACATATATATGTACTCGGAGTAGATGTGTCCCCCAATACTGGAAATCTAGAAGTAATGACCTGATAACCTAGGTCTATAACATCGGTCAACGTTGCCGTCTTGCAAATACGACACGTCATTTATTAGGACGCTGTTATTTAATTTACTAAATAAAACGCGCATTATAACTTCGAGTCAGCATCTATCATTTTCCGAATAATATCTTTAAATGAAACTGTGCGACTCCATCCGAGCACATTCCTTGCCTTGGTAGAATCTCCAAGAAGTTCGGTTACATCTGTTGGACGATAGAACTTAGGGTCTATGCGAACTACTATACGTCCCGATTCATCTTTTGCAATTTCATTTAGTCCTTCTCCCGACCAAGTTAGTGAATGTCCTTTACATATAAATGCTTCTTCTATAAACTCCTTCACAGTATGCGTCTCTTCTGAAGATATCACGTAGTCGCCGGGTGTTTCATGTTGTAACATTAAATACATTGCGCGAACGTAGTCCTTTGAGTATCCCCAATCTCGCTTAGCGTATATATTTCCGATACTGAGGAAGAAATCATTGGAACTGTAAATTTTGTTAATACCGTGAGTTATTTTACGAGTGACAAAGTCCATTCCTCGTCTTTCTGACTCATGACTAAAAAGTATTCCATTACATGCAAATATACCGTAAGTGTCTCGGTAGTTTTTAATAATAGTGTGTGCATATAGTTTCCCAGCAGCGTAAGGGTTTTTAGGATTGAATGTAGTGGTTTCTTTTTGAGGAACTTCGCAAACGTCCCCAAATAGTTCAGATGTAGATGCCTGAAATATTCTAACCTTCTTCTCTAAGTTGAGAGAGCGGACACACTCAAGAATCCGCAATGGTCCGATAGCATTTACGTCAGTAGTATATTCAGGCTGTCCAAATGATACATGAACCTGACTTTGCGCAGCTAGATTGTATACTTCGATTCGCTCATAATTCTTCACTTGATTAAATACTTTCAGTATAGAAGCAAAGTCGCACAAATCAGCCTGTATAATAGATAACTTTGGATTTTCCAATAAATGTACTATTCTTTCACTCGTACTACTAGTAGAAGACCGACGTACTACACCAATTACATTTTCGAGTTTTGAAAGTAAAAACTCTATTAAGTACGAGCCATCTTGTCCTGTGGCGCCAAATACAACGGAAATTTTTGAATTCATATGATTGTAATCGGGACTTTATAATTCAAGATTAGACGAACTTATTTATGATTTCTTCCCATTCAAAGTCGGATTCTGTTACATCTAATATTCCAATTTCGCAATCGTTGAGATGAATGCTGAGTCTCCATCCATTGGAGGTCTTAATACTTCCCATTGCGAATGCTACACAGTCTGTAATATACCTATTTTTTTCATGGTGTGCCGGATTACCGACTATAAATGGTAATTTAGATATTTTCACTATTTCATAGGGATACGTATTCTTCGATATATATGCTCCACCCATATAAATAAATACCGGGTGCTCTGAACGAAAGTACCATGGATACAATATCTGCGAATGAAAGAACCATATCAAATGTTCATTATCATATATAGAAGGAGGACTTCCACCACGAAGTGCACCATAATTCCAACACGTTATACGCGAACTAATATTTACGTCAGTAAGTTCTAAACTGTCCCCTGCATCTTTACATGTAATTATAGTTCTAGGAGTGTCCGAGTATAGTAAATACAATGTATTATCTGAAACAAAGGGAATCCAATTTTTCTCACGTCCGTCACCCTTTTGATGTAGAGCAATTTGCGGTTTTTGTAAATAATGCGAATATATAGTATCACAACTTTCCAAGTCAAGTTTCGCAACTCCCATTAAAATCCCGTCTGTATAAAACACAAACCAACACCCGTTATACTTAACAACTCGAGGGTCTTCCACATGTTGTCCCGATTGGAATGTAAAGAACGTACGATTAACCATATTGGCCACTCTAGTTTCCGTTTTTTCTTTGCTTTCTTTAGCGTTTGAATGAAGCTCTAGATATTTATTAGATCCTTTAACAACCTTTAGATCCTTTGTAAGTAGACAAGTTGCTACTTTATCCCAGTGCCATCTGACCGGATTATCTAGTCCTACTCTATAAAAGAGTCGATAATATTCATCTGTATACTCGATTATACACGGACTGCAATAAAAACGGTTGATATCTGGTTCTATAAGTTCTGATAGAGGTATGTAATTGATTCGACTGTGCTTACAAGTCCCTCTAGGGAAGTGCATATACGGGGTAGATACGGGGGTAGATACGGGGGTAGATACGGGGGTAGAAATGTTAGACCGCGTATCCTGAATATGTTTATTTATAAATGGAAGTTTAAGCGGATACATTTACTATTATTAATATTTATTTATGGCGGAATATACACACCCTTAATCATTCTAAAATACTCGGAATATATATTATCTACTACTATAGATTCAACTGATGGGTTTTTGTCTACTACATCGCAGTTTATACTCTCATAGATAACCAATTTGATAGTCCCAAATCTTCTATATAAGAACAACAACTTTGTAAGTATTATACATATATCAGAATAAAGTTTATGTTGATTTTTCAGACTTATTTAAATGGATACTTAAACCTAAAAAAATTAGATGTATTAACACTCGATAATCTATTACAAACATCATTTGACTTCATATTTTCTCCCCTAACAAGCATTAATTTTCTTAATATATTGGAGTCAATGTACGCTGGATGTACAAACCAGTCCTCGAATGCTCCATAACCTTCGCATATGACATTTCCAAATGCTAAAACATAACCATATGATAGTAATTTTTGTCTAATATAGTCCCGTAAGTCTGTACCGACTCTATAAGCGTCATGTTCAATTGTTATAGTTTTACAAACAATTCTTTGAAATGGAAAATTATTAAATGCATCTCGAGTCGCATTATCAACATCAAATGAAAGATAATCTAAGACATTAGTATTTAATATATTATCCCAGTTACACGTTGTTACATCGGTACAAATAAATTTACATTTTCTAGTTTCATTATACTGTTGGGTAAAATCAACTAAATCAACACATATTCCATTCCACCCTAACCTTTCTAAACTAAATGTGTTGTTATATTGCACAGGATCATTAGATCCTATATCTAGAAATGTCTTTCCATTTGGCAGTATTTTATATGGAAAGTAATCTTGATGAGCTTGTCCTGAGACTATCATTTAACTTTAACATATTATATTAATTGAATTGAAATAAGTTTAGTTATTATATCAAGAAACATCACAAAATTGAATGTTGGTATCAACGCTCAATTTTGGGTTTCCCCGTTTATTTACTTATTATTTAGTTTACCACCCAACTGTTTAGTTGCTGTACGCTAGACCACCCATGCCGCTCATCACGCGCAGCACGTTGTAGTTCAGCGCATACACGCGCACCTGAGCCGTGCGGGCACCAACCACCGTGTTGATGGACACCGTCAGCTGGAGCGTCGCCTTGTCGATGCGCGAGAAGTTGCACGTGCCGCTCGGCTGGTGCTCCTCGGGGCGCAGGGCGAACGAGTACACATTGATACCCGTAGAAGGCGTGCGGCTGTGGTGCTGGAAGGGCTGGACGCGGTCGAAGTAGGCACCCTCACGCTCCGTGAAACGGTCCTGGCCGTTGAGCTGGAGCTTGGCGACTTCCACGGGGTTCTTGCCCTCGCAACGCACACCGGACTCCAGGATAACCTTGGCGAGCAGGTAGTTCACCGTTGACTCGAACTCGTTCACACCAGCGGTATCAAATGAATCCGCACCAATGAGCGAAGAGGGCTGCGTGGGACCCTGTCCGAGGAGCGCAGACGCCACCGAAGCACCACCTGCAACAAGTGCGGAGTTGCTAACATTCGTCGCCTGAGACAGCAGGGACATCACCATGCCCTCGGAGCTGAAGTCATCGGAGTAGTTGAAAGGCTGGGGACCACCGACGGAGGCAATCCAGTTAGGGCCCGAGCAGTCAACGAACGAGTCGCGCTGGACGACCCAGAAGAGCTCCTTCACGGGGTGATTGAAGTTCAGCTGAATCTTGTTGGAAGACGACGTGATAGACTCAGCGCCCGTGTACTGCACCTGCTCGATGAGGTACTCGTGGCTCTGCTGGGCGAAGCGGCGGCGCTCCTCCGTGTCGAGGTATACGTAGTCAACATACAGCGACGCGGCGGCGAGTGACTGGGCGGTGGCTGTGGTGGACACCGAACCAACCGCAGTCTCGTAGTAGTGGCAGTTCTGCCACGTCTCGAAGTCCACGTTGATGCGCACCTCGTGGTACTGGAGGGCAATCAGGGGAATTGCCAGACCAGGGTTGCGGCAGAACCAGAACTGGAGAGGAATGTAGAGCGTCTTCGCGGGGGTGCCCTGGCGGGGCACACAAGACACCGTGGTCTCAGACGCAGCGCACGTCGCATCCAGGCCCAGACCCGTCGCGCGCTTCGTGAGCACGAGGTCGTGCGTGTTACCAATGATGGAGTCCAGGGCAGTCACGGTACCAGCGTCAGTCGACAGCTGGGTCCAAATCTGCATCCAGTCACCATACTGGCGGTCAATGCGCTGGCCGCCAATTTCAACCTCCACCTGCTTGATGAGGCGGTGACCGATGTAGTTGAGCCAGCGGAAACCGGAAGTGTTAGGAGTGGACGGATTAAAGGTACCACCAAGCGCCGACGTGCGTAAGTCAATCTGGGGGAGCACAACCTGGACGTACGTCTTGTACATCAGGTCGGCGTTACGGTTAATCACAGCCGTCACACGCTTGTTGAAGTCGGCCTGACCGTTGAAGGTGACTTCAATGGACTCCACAGCGAAGTTGGTATGGCGCTTGTACAGCACCTTCCAGAAGGTAATCTGGGGGTTGCCCGAGATGTAAATGTCCTGCGCACCATACGACACTA